TATATATTAATTGGTGTCAATATATTTGAAACCAAAATCAGTTTCCGCTAATTTGATTGATGTGTTAACTCCTCCACTCGGATCCCCTTCTACTAATTGAACGGCTTCTCTTCTCTTAACTAACAATGATAACCGACCCATCTTTATATTAGATGCATCCTTTGTATCATTTGGCTGGGCCATTTGTATGCTTTCAACTGTTACACGCTCAATTGATGGCTTTGCAAATCCTAATGTATTGTATCTTGGATTTTCTAATATTGCACGGATAATACCTAAAATCCTAGCACAATCAAAACTTGAAATTTCGTCACCTCTTTTTGTTGTGGTTGTTTTTCCACGCGTATAAACATCAACAAAGTATTTATCTTCACCAGTCTGCGTAATTGCGTCTTGGTCTGTAAAATTCACAGAATCTAAGCTAACATTAACAACCGGACATTCTTCAACTTGTATTGGAACAAATCGATCAACAAAAACACTAAGCTTTTCTAATTGAGTAACTCCCAATGCAAATTGATTGGCACATTCTTCGGCAATTATCAACCCAACTTGGTTTCGAATTAATTCGAAGTTTTGCTGTGGAATAAGTACGTCTAATATTGCAGCCATTTAATAATTTGTTTCGCCTAATATACACACAATAACACCAATAGTTTCATCTGGGAAAGCTTCTTGAACAACGTAGGTTATTTCAAGACCATTTGCGTTGTTTGTCTTAATTGTATGACCAATAATATCCACTTCACCGTTTGCATTTCTAATTGGGTAACTTAAATCTGTGGCCAATTTTTCACTAAATGAAACATGAACTTGCTTAGTGCTTATAGCATTACCATCTTCATCAATTCCAAGATGGTGTTTAGTTGCTAATCCAACAATTTCGATTTCAGTAGTGTCCGGAGCAATCAAAGTTAATGTACGACCAAATCCACTTGCACTTGAAGTGAATTTTTGCCAATCTTGCTTTGCCCTGTCGATTAAGTTCACTTAATTACCCTTTTTTTCGCTTATTAGAATTTTTGCTTTTAGGAGCTTCAACTTCCTTTTCTTCCTTTTCTTTAGGAGCTTCAAATTCAACTTTTTCTTTCCCACCGATCAACTCCAAAAATCCAGCTTCAACTTTTTTGTCAGCTTCACCTGGCTCAAAATTATCTTCACTAACTATTTGACCACCATTAAAAACTTTGTTGCTTTTTCCAACAACTGAAAGTGCAATTACTTTGTATTTTTTCATGTTTTATATTTTAAAAAAAAGCCTCCCCCAAATGGAAGAGGCTTTTTTTAGTTATAAACTTTTTTAAATTTATGCTACTGGCTGAACCGTGTAGATTTGATCTACTGCAACAGGAATCGCAACGCCTGCTGAAGCTATTTCCACAATGTGTGCTTTTGCTCGCTCATCAAGATATTCGCCTAATAAGTAAGCACCTCTTTGACCGGATAAACCAGCACCAACGTTTACTTTTGCTCCCATCAATTGCGGCACTCCCGCAAAGCCAAGAACAAATTTCGGTGCATCCGGTATTAAAATCACTTTCTTTGGATTTATGTAGCTGTTATTGTCAGCAGATGCATCATCATAATATTCAGGATAAGTCCAAATTCTAACAATCCAAGAACCAGCGGTCACTTCACCGTGCAATACGCCACCAAGTGAGTTGGCCTGTGGTTGTCTAATACTATCTAAAGTAATGTTTCTAATATCAGCTCTTGCTTTCACAATATCGTTATTTAGAAAATCAGAAAGTGCTGTTGTTCCCATAATGGCATTAACAACACCGCCAGCCATTTTGCCTTTAGTTCTTAAAAATTCGCAACCAGCTTGTAAGGTGGCAAAAGGATCAACAGTTCCAGTTGCCCAAGTATTTCCTGCTGCGTTTGCAACCAAAGAACCAGCTTGTCTATGAAAGTTAATGTTTGTGCCGTTAACTAAAGTAACAACTCCAGTTTCAAGAACTTGCGCGCATTGCAATTCATAAGATCGTTCAATCTTATCTTGTAACATTGCAAGTTTTTCAACCACATCGGTCAACCAATCTGAAAAAGTAATTGCATCAACTTCTCCGTTCATTATGAACAAAAGCTCATAGAATGCTAAGTCGGTTATGTCAAAATATTCTCGGTAGTAAGGTGGTACGAAAATCTTTTCACTCGATCTGCTAAATGAGTTTCTGTTTCCCTCTGTGCCTCTTTCGACATCCGCGGCAATTTTTTCAGTCCCTCTTTGAACCTCTATTGATAATTCTTTTGTGTTGCTTTCTTTGTTCACAAAGAAAGATCGCAAAAATGAAGTTGGTGCTACTCGCTCCTTATATACTTCAATTAATTGTTTGGTAAATAATGCTCTTGCATCAACCGTGCTAATTACGCTCATTTTTTTCTTTTTTTATTGGTTATCAAAACCGGTTAATTCTGTGCTTGCTACTATATTAATTCCAAGACTTTCAATCATGTCACGAACTGTTCTTGTATTATCAGTGTCGGCAGGAGTAGCATCATTAATAGTCACTACAGTGTCTAAGTCATCACTGCCTTGAAAAAGCAGTTTTTCTTGAACAACGTCGCCAGCTTTGCAAAAGTTAGTGTTTTCTGTTTGTGCGTCATCCGCAGATAATGCTAGGTTGCTTTTCAAAACACCAATTGGAATTTGACTCCCATCTGTTGCTGTTGAATCAAATGGTGCAATTAAATTAGTTGCTGCAACACGTCCAACAACTGTTCCTGGCGCAAAAGCTAATGCTCCACCCGTGTTGTTGATAAAAGTTGCGCTTCCATATCTGTTATTCCAGATAAAGATTTTTGAGGTATCATAATTAAATTGCGCTTGATTACCCGTATTGTTTACTTCGGTTACACTGCTCATTTTTATACTTTTTTATAATTAGTTTTCACTTCGGCTTTAAAAGCATTTAAAGCTTCCATTTTTTTTGTCTCTTCGTCCTTTGCAGACTCAGAGGCATCAGTGTCAAGGTCTCCAGCACTATCACTTTCTGCGCCTTTTACTTTTTCAGCTGAAATCAATTTAATAGTCATTTCAGCTGTCATTTTTTGAGTGATATTTTTTCCACTCTCAATGCCAGCTTTAACAGCTTCTAAATCTGCCTCAGCAAATGCCAACCATGCACCAGCTCGATCTTGCTCTGCTGTTATTGCTTCTGTTTGGATTGAAGCAAACAATTCTGGATGCTCTGATTTTAAAGTTTCTTTATTCATTTTTATAGTTTTTTCTTGTTTTTTTACAGGTTTAATTTGCTCGGCCGCCATCTTAAAATATTTACTATTCAAAGCAGCCATTTCATTTGGTTGTATTGCAATAATATTATCAACTAAGCCAATTTCTTTTGCTTCCTTTGAATCTAAATACACATCTATTCTGCTATCCAATGAAAATAATTGATCCATTGTTGTTTTAGTTATTTCTTCAAATTTGGCAACATCAACTTTAGCTTCTAATGCTTCACGCAAGTATTTGTTTGTGCGGTTTAAATTAGAAATATCGTTTTCAGACATTTCCAATTCACCCATTCGACCATAAGATGCGCGGTGAAACATAAACTCGCTAACGTCCAAGCATTCCACATTGTCAGCATAACAAGCCATAAAAGCAGCCATTGAATATGCAGCGCCATCGACTTTTAAATTAATATTTTTTTTATGTTCCTTCATTTTTGAAAGCATGCCAAAAGCACTTAAAGGGTCGCCCCCCGGCGAGTTGACTCGCACAACAATATCGCTGTCAATTGCTTTATCCATTAGCGAAATAAATCGCTCAGCCGAATAGCTATATATGGACTCATAAAGCAAAATTTCTTTAACCATGAAACAAAAATAAAATACTTTTTTCGCAAAAAAACGTATTTAATTAAATAAAAGTGAAGTCTATACGGGGAAAAGTATTATATTTGCAAGGGATAAAAAATAAAACAGATGAAAAATTTAAGAACAAAACCAAGCTATGCACTATACATATTGTTAGTTGCTTTTTTATTTACGGGATGTGCAGACGTAACTTCAATAGAAGCTTGTACCACAGTTGCACCTTATGGATTTTGGAGCGGACTTTGGCACGGAATGATTGCCCCATTTGCGTGGATAGGTAGTCTATTTAGTAGTGATATAGCAATATACGCTGTAAACAATAACGGAGGTTGGTATGACTTTGGTTTTATACTTGGCTTAGGTGCATTAGGTGGCGGTAGCAGTAAAGCCAGTAAATAATATTGCCTACAATAACAAATCTAAGGGTAGTTTGCCCAACTAAATAACTAACATGCTAAGACCAAAAACTACGGCCAACATGATTGGCATAAATATTAAAAAATTAAGAAAAGAGAAAGGCTTAACGCAAATGCAAATGGCAGATAACCAAATAAGCTATGTTAGTGTTTCCAATATTGAAAATGGTCGTAAAATCCCATCAATTAAAAGTTTAGAAATATTCTGCAGAACACTTGAATGCAAATCATCTGATTTGTTGCCTTTTTAAAAAAGTAATGCCCCCAGTTTGGTCTGGAGGCATATACTAAAGGAATAAAACAAAAACATAGATAAGACCGCAAATATACTTTTTTATGTTTAACTGCAAAGAGCAAAGTGCAATTAATGCACTTTGCTCCCTAACAAACAAACAAAGCTATCCCCACGACAGCTCCTTTCAATTCAACAAAATAATCGCAGTACCTGCCAAGCCAACACCAACCACCACGCCCCAACCAAAAGCCCTAAACTTTTTCTTTTTCTCAGTCTTTAATTGATAATCAAACTTATTTTTGTTTAGCGAAATTTGTTCATCTTTCTCTATTATAATTAAGGATTGAATATCATTTGTTATACTTAGACTAAACGATTTATTTTGCTCTAAAACATACAATTTCTCAACACTATTTAACTCTAATTTAATCGAATCGGCTATCTTCGTGAACACCCAATTATCAACTTTGGTTTCAAATCTATCATTTAATAAGCTATCCGCTTCTACTTCTGAAACTGATTTGGCAGCCTCAATTTCTTTTGATGAGTTCTTCCGGTAAACTATCCGATTTTGAATAATAGTATCTTGCTTTAAGATTATTTTTTCAATGGTATCCTTTTCCGATTTGATTTTTAAATACAAACTATCCACTTTTAGTTGGCTTATTTGCAATTTTTTTTCATAATCTGCTACTAAATCGCTATCACCACCACACTTAAACAATTGCATGGATAACAAGACAACAACAATTAACGATAAAATTATATTAAGATTTTTTTGCATTGCTAAACGTCAAATGAATAAATTTTTGGGTTTCTTGGATCGTCGCAAACATCTAAATGGACCCAACTAATGAATAAGCCATTATGTTTCCTTTCTAATCTAATTTTGTAAGGCAAAGCATCACGAAATTTAAACAACCATTCACGTACTTCGTTTGCAGTCATTCCTTTAACGTCAAAATCAAACGCCATACCAACAACATGAGCAGATAACCAAGGATCATTTTTTTTGGCTCTGTTTTGAACCATTGGCGTCGATGTATCTCGCAAGCCTCGTTCATCAAATCTACCACCCCACAACCAATCGTTAATTGTTACTTCCTTATTTAGAGTGGTTCTAATAAAAACCATTGTCGCCAATAACCTAATATCGAATCGTGAGAGAAAAAAATAATCACCAAAATGATTATATTTATTGTAAATGCCCGGAGAAACTATCTCTTCAACATTAAAATATTGTAAAAAATCATCATAAATCTGTTTTGTTTCCATCATCTTTTTTCAATT